CTCTCTTTGTACTTCTTGAAACGTGCGACGGGGCCCATCGGGAAGAAAATCCATAAGAAAACTACAAGAAGGACTACCCACAATAGCAACTTCATTGAGTTGCTCTACTATTGATGGAGGAAGAATATGTTCGCGACCCCTGAACTCACGGCACTCTTCGTCAAAGCACCTCTGTGACACGCGCCCTGACCGCATGGAAAACCATACGTGATTCGACTTGTGTTCCTTCTGGACCCGTTCACAGTACTTGGAGTCGCTCTGAGCGAACCAGCCGTCGTGGTCGTGTCTCTGGACCTTCTTGATGTGCGTCCGGCTCTGCCCTTCGAGTACGCGTCTGATGTAGTCTTGGAGAGGCCCGCTGTTCTCGAGAGCCTCCTGAATCTTTGTATCCTCCTCGTCTGTACGCACGGCAAAGAGCGCGAGGGTCTCGACGTTCGGCTCTTTGGCGAACGGGGTGGCGTCTAACAAGTCCCTCCATGGAATATACGGATCACCGGTGGGTTTCTTATGGGACCAAAGCATACGAAGTCCAGAGCCTCCATAGACGGACGCGTCTATGATACGGTCCCAATCAAACGCCAAGTACTCTGTGAGTTTTAGAATAATTTTGGTTCTAAATTGAAGAGCCTGATTTCTGGTGACCACAAGGTCTGGCCAATGAACATGAACACCTGATTTAATAAGCCCATCACCGACGGGTCGGGGTCTGGCCCGAGCAATCAGGCACCTAGATGTCTGTTCAATGGCTCCATGAATTATAGTACAAAATTGTAAAAGATCTTCATCCTTCATTTTCTCATGAGACTTGTAATCCAGGTCCACGAAAAACTTGAACCGTTCCGTCTTTTGTTCGACGACGTACAATTTACAACCTGATTTAATCGCATCCACATAGGATTGGTAAAATTCCTGGGCTTCCTCTGTGGGTACTAATAGCATTCCTCCGGACATGAGGACATGAGTGGCTGGGCCGTTCGGCACCCGCCATTTATCTATTGTCATTATCAATTTATGACGTAATTTCTCTAAGAGTCTTCATCGTCGCTATCTGCCAAGAGCCACGACCAAAAGGGACGTGGACCCTTTGATTGTGTCGTCTCGATTTTAGGGGGATCCACCTGCTCCTGCTGCTGCTCAATTTTTTCAATTTCATAACACAATTTGCGAAGGGACGTGTCCTGCGCAAGTTTTGCTGGGTCCTCACCCTGACCACGCATGGTGGCGAGGATGGTGGCAAACTCGATTTTGGATCTGGTCATCCTTTATTAAGTGCTTAGCACTTATTTGGTCGCGCCGAGCGCGGCCCGGAATGTCTTCGACATTCGTCTATACCCTCAAATTAAAAGGAATCTTTGTATTCACAAGAGCCTGTTGAAATTCAGGATTTCCCAAGACGTGCTGGCGTATCATCGGCCATAGGTTTGGCAATTTTGAAATAGAATCGAGGTTTTCAAATTTACAATCGTCATTCTCGTCATAATTCTTGCGGAAAGGGACGGAGTTGGCGTCCATCTTGCCCATTTCTTCAGTGAACCGTCTGACTATGTGCCGTTGTTCAATGGTGGTCATTTGCATGTTAAATATATAGACGTGGTAGTGATTCAGAACATCCACTCCATCCTCGACGTCTCTTGGTTCTGGTGTGTCGGTCGAAAACTTGAAGTAGGAGTAGGAGCCCCTCTTCAGGTTTATGATCCCTCGTGTTTCTTCTTCGAGTTCACGAACCGCACAACGAAGTGGATTGTAAATCTCGCGTCGGCGACACCCGCCTGTGACAAAAGTCCACTCACGATACCTTCTGTCGTGTACGATTAGAAAGTGGGGAACTTCATTCACTAGAGTGACGGGTATTGCGATTGCTTTGTGCCTCTCGCGAGGACCTCGGGGTGTCGTCATTCTGACGCCCCTCTGATATTTCAGGATCAAAAAAGTCGCGGAGATTTCCCGTACGTGGACTGTAAGTAATCAAAAATAGGAGGCCTATGATCAAAACCCAGTGCCAGAGTTGCATGCTATATTTTAGGTTCAATTTAATTGGCGTACAAGAGCGAGCCAAGCCCGTTCTGGATGCGGAGCACGTTGTAGCCGACGGCGTACAGGTACGTGCTCTTGATAAGGGCACCGATGTTGATGGTAGGGGGCACGACGATGCGGTACGTGTCCAGACGGGAGAAGTTCAGGGTTCCAGTGGGCTGGAGCTTGGAGGTGTCGAGGCAGTAGCTGATCATACCGACGTTCGCAGTGCCAGCATCCACACCGTTGGGCATGTAGCCGAATGGCGTGTTGTAGTACTGGGGCAGGTCCACGTAGGCGGGCAGGTGGCGGAACTCTCCAACGTCCACGCCGTTCACCTGGGTCTTGAGCATGTGATCCTTGACCAGTTGAGAGTTGACGCCCTTGGTGCCATAGCTCTGGTGATAGGCGTTGCTCGTAAAGGCCAGGAACTTGACCGGCTGAGCCAGGGCCAACTCCTGCATCGTCTCGGAACCCATAACGATCGTGCGCTGGACCTGGGTAATCAGCAGATCCTGGGGCGTGTTGGCAAAGTAGTCGCGCTCGGTCTGATCCAGATAGGTGAAATTACACCACGCAATGTACTGGAGTTTGTTGTAGTTTGTGGCGTTGGCTGCGGCGTTGAAATCCGTTGCGCCCGCCAGGTTGGCAGACCAGGTAATACGCAGCTCCACATCGTGGAACTGGAGGGAAACCAGGGGCAGAGCAACGGACCAATCCTTGTTGAAGAAGAACTTCAGGGGGTAGAAGCCCGAGATGGTGTTATTGGAGCTCAGGTGGTTACCCGAATTGCCGATCAGGTAGCGCTGGCTGTAGTTCTGGGAGCCAGTCACTGGCTCGATCTGGGTCGAGTAGGTGATGTCCTGGGTGTCGATAACCTGACCACCGATCATGAGCTCAACTTTGTCAATCACGTTGGACCAATTGACGATTGGAACCAGAGAACCGTTACCGTCACGAGCCGTCATGTAGATGTAGTTGAGCAGATCACCCTTCTTCTCAAAACGGATGGTGGAGATACCGCCGGCGATGGGGGCGCCCTGGATCACCTGACGCTCCACGGAGCTGGCGTAATGAGTATAACGCCGGTAGCTTGAGCGAAAAAATGAAACCTCGGGCTTGCCGGTCAGCCATGCGTCCTGAGCACCAGTTGCGACAAGTTGAACGATACCACCGCTCATTTTACAATTGGTCTAGATTATTTTAGACGGCCGAAAGAGGCGGCAGCGCGACCGGATTTTTCTCAAGCTGCTGGATCGCCACGTCAAGGCACTTGGAGGAAGCCAGGGGATTAAGCTTATCCTTCTTCTCATCAAATCTGTAAAACTCTGGTCCCAGGTAGTTCTGGAACCGGCCACCGTTCATATGAGAAACTGGCACCGACTTGGACTCTGCGCGGAGGTTCGTCATTGCGCCCACCTGATTGACTGGGTCGTTGCGGACGTTCATGCGCTGACCGTTTCCAGCACGATCCGGCTTGGAGCGGTAATCACTGCTACGCGTGAGGGACTTGTCTGTGTATGCACCACAACCACCCTCGGCGTAAGGCTGAGTTACATTGTACTGCGCTGGGCCCATTGACAGTGTGTCATTGCGCGTCGTCTGCTCGTCGCGAATGGTGCTCCGTGCAGTCTTGAGAAACTCTGGCCGGCCCTCGGCACCGGTGACCGCGCCGCCCTGACCCTGCGCGCGACCCTCCACAGGATCACGGTACCACGCCTTGGAATCCTTGGCCTGATGAGTCACCTCGCCGATACCACCCGCGCCACCGCTCTTGACGAAAGAATCCGCGGGACCCGTGCGTCCCTCGAGCGTCGTGAGGCGCTCCTCGTTGATGTTGTTGGGCAGCACACGGAAGTACTGGTGGAAGCCACCTGCAGCGTCCACATTGGAGCCGATACCCAGACCTGGACCTACGCGACGGCGCTCAATTGGCTGGAGGTTATTCATCTTGTTCGTCACATACTGGCGATTAGATAGGTCATATATGGGCTGACCGAATGGAAAACGATTCGCATCCGGAGAAACATCCTGGAGATTCCCAACCGCCTCTTTCGGCTGAAGACGCCAATCACCGATGCGACGGCCGAGATTTGGCGTCATGATGCGGAGATCAAAGGCGTCCTTGGAGTGATCGCGAGCATTCGCCGCGAGGTCAACGTCACGACGGGTAATTGGCCGAGTGGTTGGCAGTGGTTTGCGCCCGACCGGCTCTTCTGAACCGTCTGAGAGGCGCTTACCGGCAAACACAAGACCGACGACTGCGGCCAAAGCGAGAGGATCCATCGCTAGTTATGATTATGTATTATTTTTTTTACTTCTTTCCCATGTAGCGCTGAACAAAACGATTGTTCTGATCATCGGCATAGGTACTGATGGGATCCCATGTCAACACTCGCTGTGGAATGTTCACGTAGCTATTGGGAAAGTCGTAAGTCTGCTCGGACCAACCCTTTTTCCACGCCGTGGTCGTCTGCTCGCGCAGGTAAGAGCTGGCGTCGGCCAGGTCTGCGAGAACAACGGTCGCCGGACCCATATTGACGTTGGGCTGGAGAATAACGGGAGCCGCATCAAGACGTGGCATTCTTAATTTTAGTTGCGAAAAAAAGCTCAGCGTCCGTTACCTCCGCGCATCTGCGTACGCTCTGGGAAATGGAACTGGAAATTATCTGGATCGCACGCGTTTCCGCCCTGGTCCTTACACATTGGAGCAAACTGCTTGCCGTATGCAGCGGTTGCGAAAGCGTTCTGGTCGTTGGGAATCGTGGTCGATGCGGTGGTGTAAAAATTGCGCTCGGCGTCGCGAACACGCTCGAAGGGGTGTATGGTGCTCCACGCCGCCTGAACTTCGCCACGGACGCTCGGGTACCACGCCGCCGGTGGCCGATCGGGATTCTCGGTGTAATCGCTCAACAGAACGTTCCCCATGGGGTTGTTCAGGGTCGGCATCGTAACCTCGTCCCGTAAAAGGCTCGGCGCGCGGTCATCCGAGTAGGCTGGACGAAGAAGGCCGTCCGAAATGAGGTTCGAGGTCCACATGTAATAAAGAACACCGAGGGCCAGTGCGCCAAGTGCGAAAACACGTGAATCACGGTTGATAAAATACACGATGATGGTGGCGTAAATAATAAAGCGGGTCGTAGAGGCGACGCGCTGTTTGGCCGACTGACGCGCCGTTGGCCAAAACTCCATGAGTTCACTCGTCTTGAAAATATCTTTCACGTCCATTCTGTTACTTACTGAGAAATCTTTTTGGTCGGCTTGCGTTTTCCCTTTCGGGGAGGGGCTACGGCACCACCGAGCATAGCCGCCAATGGGTTGGCACCGCCGCCGCCGAGCATCTGAGAGAGCATACTGTTCATACCGGCCATCAGCGACGCCTCGTCAATCTGGCCGTTTGGAGCCTTTTTCATATTTTTGGCGCAATTTTCGGCAGCCGACTCTATCATACTCAGAGTCTCTGGTGGAAACATATTGATGGTCGTGCCGAGCATGTACAGCGTCTGGTAGTATTGCCAGATGGCCGCCTTGGTGTTCTCGGTACACTCGGCGGTCTTCCAAATCTCATGAAGATTCAAATTACTCGCAATGGGGTTGGACTCGGAAAAGAACGCATCGTCTTTGGCCATCATCTGGGATACCCGTGGCGCGACGTCCTTCATAAACTTGTCGAACGTGGCGCGATTCATAGGAGCCGCCTGGACCTCCTTGATCTTGGGCTCATCGGGGAAGGTCTGCGCGAGTTCACCGATAAACTGACCCATCATCTCGTTAAACGCAGCGAGGGTAGTCATCTATAATAATATTTTAGAGTCTTTTCCTTAAGTTAAAATGGCTCCTTCATAATAGGCTCGTGGGACCCCTGCCCCTGGCTTGTGATAAAGTAAACCAAAAGACCGACCAGGAAAGCATTCTTGAAATAATCAGAGTTTTTAAGCTTTCCTTCATTGTTCATTTTCGCCTTGACAAATACATAAGCCATCACTGCCGCTGCTGCGATGACGGCGGCGCTGAAAGGTTCTTTGAAGTAGTGCTCCATTACCAATTTCCAAGATGTTATTTAGTGTCTTTACGCGCCGAGCTTCTGAATTTTAGTGGGGGCGTCATCGAACAACGTCTGTTCAGGGAGGGCCGGTGTCGTCCCTGGAACCGATGGGGGTGTGAGCCCGTCTGACGCCGTCACCATAGTGTCGACGCCCCCTGGAGTCTTGCCAATCTCCATACCAGTGTCACCACCGCCTGCAGTTCCCGTGGCGTCATTTGCAGTCGGCATGGGATCCAACTCGTCATCGCCGCCTATATCTGGAATGTCCTCCTCGCCTTGCTCCTCGTCCTCCTCGTCCTGATTCATATCAAGATCGCCGCCAGACGCTGGCATTGGCAAGTACGTGTTCAGAATCTCAGCAGTGGGAACGAGATCTTCGATGACGAGGCAGATGTGCTTGTGAAAGCGTTTGTTGAGATCCTCGTTGCGATCAAACTCCGTGTTTTGCTCTGTGATGATGTAAGGGCTCTCGTATAGGTCCTTGGCACAGGCCTCATAGCACCGCTGGACGAACACGTCGTTCGCTGGGAGCTTGATGCTGATCTTCTTTGATTTCCTGTCCGTTCTGATGGAACTCAGAATCTTGACGTGAATTACAAAGACGGCCGCCAAGAGGTTGGGAAATAGAGGCTGGTTCTTGACGATCGCTTCTGTATTTTTGAGTGAAATTGAAGAGTTCCAGGTCTTGACGCCACGAAGGAGCTCCTGGAAGACCCTGGGTGTGTTTTTGCCCTGAGATTCCTTCTTGGCTTCGAGCCAAATTTCCCAGAACGCTTCTATCATCGCAGGAATCATGGCATCACATAGTTTCTTTGTGAAACGGCGCTCGGACTCGTTGAGAATGTCCATCGTTAATACATTCGGAGAATTATTAACCGTGAAGCAGACGCGAAACCTCAATTAACGTACACTCCTTCAGAAGCGGTTTTCCAATACACAACCTCTTCCTCAAGTTGGGTAATGCGATTCAGGAGCGCCATCTCAACCGCCTCTTTGTGAATCAACCTCCTCTTGAGTCTCTCAATTTCATTCTCAAATTCTTTCGATCGAATCTTATCATTTTTATGAACCTGAAGAGCTTCCCAATTTTGATGTAATTTTGATTTTTTATGGACCCCTAAATTTTTATATGTAAATCCCGGACGACATGGACACGTTAATTGTTCAGATAGTTCCATTAATTTTATTTGTAAATTTATTTCTTAATTATACGCAACTTCTGCGCAGTCTTTTGAAGGTTCACCAGGCTCGGTAAAACCACGGCGGGTTCGGCCTCTTCCTGATCCTCTTCTGGGCGCGCGCGCCTCCACGTCACCTTGAGATCAAGAGGGCCTACGAGCACCACATTGTACCCCAGACGGCTCAATTGTCTGGACATGTAAATGACCGTCGTAGCCAGGTCATACCGTGGATATCCGACCAGGAATGTGGGGACGGTCAGGAGCGCCTCTTTTTTCCCGAGTTCCACAGAATGTTTAATTTTCCTACAAAATTGTTCGAGAAGAGCCTTGTAGTACTCTTTTTTCGCGGACCCTCTTTTCTTTTCAGTGGCTAGGATATCCTTGGCCGATGGAACAGAATGTTCCATCTCTGCTATTTACATCCGATAAGATGGTGAGGGCCCTGGCGCGGGCGCTGATGCCCCGCTCGCAAGTTCACGAGGAGTGCCTATCAGGCCACCGGGGGTTCCCTTGTTCGCTTTGAGCGCATCTTGAAGCTGACGGTCCAGGTCGGACTCGATTATCTCGTAGGGTTGATACTTGTCAGCGACGTATGCTGGGTTGTCGGTGTCACCCGTCTTGGCGGTCTCTGACTGACTGATTATGTTTACGGAACCGTTCGAATTTAGATGCGCCTTGACGTCGTACTGGGTACCGAAGTATCCCTCGGTGTTGAAGAACATGAAGCGGGCATCGTACATATCGTCACCCACGTTCTTGATGTAAAGAGTCTCCAGTGGGTACCCTGTCTTTTTCTGAAGCGCCTCGATGATAACCTGTGTCACGTCAGGAGACACTGGCGCATCGGAAGAACCTGATGCTCCGGTGGGCGATGTGGACGCCCCGCCAGCGTAACGCACCACCTGACGGCCGTTCCAAAAAAGGAACAAAACTATAGCTACCAGGATCACTATGACAAGGTTCCTCATTATCATTTGTTGCGAAAAAAGATTCGATGAAAAAAACTGTGTAAATTCAAATGGCCTTACTGGTCTACTCTGACAAATGTAAGTGGTCCCAGGACATACTTTTGTATATCAAGACTCAACCGGCTCTCATAGAGATTGTCAGATTTTGGAACGTAAATGAACAGGGAATCCCGTCGACTAAAATCAAACGAGTTCCGACCCTCGTCACGAATGATGGAAAAATGCTCGTAGGAAAGGAGGTTCAGGCGTGGCTTGAATCCATGGTACCATGTGACTTTGAATCATGGGACTCGGGGGTTGGGGCTAATCTTGACGGTACTGAGCAGCCGGGAATGTTTGAATTTGACAGGTACGGTGAGTCACTTCAGCCCCGTTTGACGCCTGAACTCGAGGCTAGAATAGGCGGAGATGTCCAGGACGCCTTCCAAAATGTGGGACAGCGCTAGCGCAGAGCTTAGAGAATTGGAAACCTTTGAAGACAAGAATGCACCTCAAGACCATTCAGGCTGCGGCCCTGAAATCGGTCTTTGAGGTTCTCAAAGACATCATCAATGATGTCAATGTGTATTTCACGACCAGTGGCATTCATATTTTGACGCTCGACACGGCACGAGTAACCCTTGTACATATGAATTTGGGTGCTGATAATTTTGAAGAGTACGAGTGTCCGTCTGATATAACAGCCGGCCTGAACATGGCCAACGTGTACAAGCTGCTCAAGAGCGTGTCGGGACCGGACACGCTTGATATCAGCATAGTGGGGCGCGACTACATGGACCTTCTTATCGAGAATCCAGTCAAGAAATCTTCAACTAAATTCCGTCTAAAATTGCTGGATATTAACGAGGACATCATAGAGTTCCCAGACATTAACATGAATGTCGTGACCACTTTGCCTTCTATAGACTTTCAGCGGATTACCCGTGATATGGGTAACCTGGCGGTCGAGATGGACATCATTAGGGACGGTACATCCCTTGTGCTCAGCTGTAAGGGTGACTTTGCGGATCAGACTACGATCATCGAATTCCCAGATCCTCCAGTCAATCGCACAGGCAACACGTTCAGTCTCAAGTACATCAACCTGTTCACCAAGGCGACCAACATGTGCTCGAGTGTCCAGCTCATGCAGGACTCTGTGAATGAAAATATGCCTATTATTTTCAGGTATACAATTGCCAATTTGGGAGACCTCAAGTTCTATTTGGCTCCAAAAATAGATCCTTAAACATTAAAACCAAATATCCTTAAATGGAGGCGCGATTTAATGAAAGAGTACAGCAATGTAAATCTGAATCTGAATTGGCTGAATACCTCCTAGACTGTATATCTATTATAAAGGATTATACAGCCGAGGCGACGGAGGAGGTGAGTACTAAACAGATGCTTAATTTCAAAGTGTCATCGCGCAAGGGTGTGCAGCGTCAGGACATTTACAAGCGGTACATGAATGAGGTGGAGGATCACTACGATTCGTACCCCAAAGGACTCGATGACCATCTGAAGCCGTGTAGAAGCTGTGGTGAGATGTTCACGAAAGTATTTGACGAGGCGCAAAGTGAAGAGTCCTGTTCCAAGTGTGGGTTGATTGAGACGGTTCTTGGTAATGAATTGGGGTTCAAGGAGGAACAGGATATGGAGAAGAATGTAGTATATTCATACAAACGTGAGAACCATTTCAACGAGTGGATAAGTCAGTTCCAAGCGAAAGAGTCTACGAGCGTACCGGAAATTGTCGTCGAACAATTAAGATCAGAATTCAAGAAGCAAAAGATCAAAGATCTATCAGAGATTACACATGAAAAGGTTAAAACCTTACTGAAGAAACTCGGGTGGGCCAAGTACTATGAACACGTGCCCTATATATCTACTATTCTTAACGGTGTACAACCACCAACAATGCCTCAGGCGCTAGAGGATAAGCTCAGGCTTATGTTCCACAAGATACAAGCTCCTTTTGAGAAACATAAACCAGTAAACAGAAAGAATTTTTTGAGTTATAGTTTCGTACTTTACAAAATGGTTGAACTTTTAGGGGAGGATGACTATTTGCCGTGCTTTCCGTTACTCAAGAGTCGAGAGAAACTCTATATTCAGGATCAAATTTGGGAGAAAATATGTAATGAATTACAGTGGGAGTTTATTAAGACAAACTGACTCTTAAAGTTTTTATGTAATACCACAATTAACAGTCAATCTTGTCCAGAGTAGGTTCGACAGGCTTTTCCCGAATTATGGTTTCAAATTCAAAATTGCCCTTCTTGTCAGGGAAGTTGATGAGGTATCCTTCATTTAAATCCAAAAGATTTAAATAATTCTGGGTCTGAATTCGGTAAGTCTCGTTGAGCTTGCTTACCGACTTGAGCTCTACGACGTACTTGCGGTGCACGATGAGGTCGGCCCTTACGTGACCTACGTTCTGTCCCGCAAAGAAGACGGGTATAATCCGTTCCGTCTCGTAGTAGAGACCCATGGACCTCAGAGCCACCTCAAAGGCGCAGTGGTACACGGACTCGCTGTAGCCCGGCCCGAGGGCCGTCCAGATTCCTTCGGCAATTCCACGAATCTTGGATTCCATCGTGTGCTCCATATATTTTGAATTAAAATTAGTTTTAAGTAGGGATGTTCTGGATAGGACACTTGGTGACGACACGACTTTACTTTGGGCGTTTGAGTCTGGAAGATGCCTTTTGGGCGATAGCCCCTGACCTTCCAATGGCACTTTTTTTGTCACCCGGTGGGGCGTTCGTGGATCCGAACACGCCTTGGCGGGTGATAAAAAACTGGTCGTCATATACATATTTTTATAAGCTACCACATTCTTTATGGTTTCTAATTTTGATACAAAATTCAAGATACAGAAATATTTACATGTTCCATATCCTCATGGACCTGTTGAGTCATACAGGTGAGTGGTCCATTGAACCTTTTTATCCAATGGGTCCGGCTATTCATGGGATTTGGGACCCTGTGATATGGGAATGAAGTCAAGCATGCACTACATTCAGCAATTGTATATTTTAGTTTGTGGGGCCAAATCTAGCACGCCGCGCCGCCATACGAGCTGCGTTATTCGCGCGGCGGGGAGAAGCCTGGCGGGCCGGTGAGGTGCCAAATCTAGCACGCCGAGCCGCCATACGAGCTGCGTTATTCGCAGCAGTTGAACGCCCGAAAACGGTCACGCGCCGAGGGGAAGCCTGACGGTTCGGTGAGCGCCGAGGGGAAGCCTGACGGTTCGGTGAGCGCCGAGGGGAAGCCTGACGGTTCGGTCCCACAGTATTGTTGACGTATGCATTGATGCGTCTAGCATTATTGCCACCCATAGTGCGATTTGCGATATAAGGTCCGACAATAGCGACTACAGATCCCAGGAAAGGACGGCTAATAGTCAAGAGGCCCCCGAACAAAAATATGAACAAAATCACCATCTCAGTCCGTCGCCGAGGAGATCTTGTATTTCTCATATTGTATAAAGATCTAGCCACGGTGCGGAAACTTCTGAGACTTGCGCGCATCGAAACCGTCATTGTTCTGAATCCAAGTTGTCTAGCCGCGCCCGTCAAAGTGCCACCCGTGAGCACGGAATCAATGACATTAATAACTATTAACGCAAATATACTTATACATGCCCAGATTGAGTATGTATGTGCACTATAGAATTTATTAAGCTCGTCCAAAGCCATATCCGACAACCATTTACCAATGAACGGCACCATCTGTCTTCCCAGTTCTCTATAAACGGCTGGGTTATTCAACATACCATTAGTAATTTGCTGTACAACTTCAGTACTCACCTGGCTCGCGACTTGACCAGCCGCGGCCTCCACACCTCGGGCTACAGCGCGTTCTGTAGCTCCTCCCGTCACCATGTTGCGAACAGCCGCCCCAATATATGGCCCGACAACGCGCACGGTATTGCCAGCACGGGCCACCGCGCCGCCGCCTCCGTATGCAACCATGTTAGACATTTATATTCACTAAGAAATTTACTTGAGACCAAAAGACTTGGCGTACTTGGTGCGGATCCACATGGCATCCTGCTTGTAAATGCGGGACGCGCGGGGCAGGGTCCGCTTGGTCAGGGTGCTGATGGCGACCAGACGGCGCATAACCGACAGGGGCTTCTCACCCTGGCTGATGCCCTTGCTGAGCGCCTTGTGGCGGTTGGTCTTCGCCTCGACTGGGTGGTACCCGTACTTGGTGAGCATACCGCCCTTGAGCTTACCGATAACCTTGGTGCTCTTACCCGCGGCACCAACGTCCTTGGCGGGAACGGCCGACACGCGGCTTATCGCCGCCTTGCGGACGTAAGAGTACCGGGTGCCGTCACTACGGGTCACGCGGACGACACGGCGAGTGATGCGACGAACGTGGCTGGAACGCAGGGCCGACTTCATTTACCCTTTATCAAGAAAAATTGGTGGCGTGACCCTTCATGAACATCCTAAGCTTCCCGTCATTTGACGCACCAAAATCGAACACGTCAGAATCACCCAAGTCAAGGTCCAGTGTGGGGACCTCATATACGGCTCTCAATTTCATAGTAGAATAGAGAATTCCCAATGAATAGGACTTGAGGTCTGTGACGGGTGTGGGGCGGGACCACGCGAGTTTCATCGCGAGGACGTCACTACTCTTCCCCAAAAAGGGCCCAGATGGCGTGGTCTCGGCCGCACCACCATCAATATACGTCCACTCCGCTATTTTTACAGTTGAAAATAGAAAAGGAATTGCTATGGTCGCACTGACCGCATCAAGGACGCTCAATTTTGGAGTGGAATTCACAGAAAAATAATCAGTCTTCATCAAGTCCACACAGTAAGCGGACACGTGGAACTTGATGGGGTACCAAGCGTATAGCTCTTCAAAAGTGACGTCAGGTTTTCCCATAAATTTCATACACGCGTCAGACAGGACCTTTCGAATTTTGTTAGGAGATACAAGCCCGTAATTCTTCATAAAATTTTTCAAATTTGGTTTCATAATCTGTTTCACGGGTACGTCGAGAGCGTAGTCGAGGACTTTGGGAATGTCCCCTTTCGTCGCGAGAAACAGGAAGCCTAAAAGGCCACCAGCCGAGGATCCTGAAAGTTCTTTCAGGTCCTCGAGCCGTCCTTCTTGTTTTAGTTTCGATAGAACTCCTAAATAAAGGAAGAAGCCCATGGCTCCTGGCCCGATGGATAGACACCGGACCATTCTATATTTTTAATTTAATAATACTGGGGGTACTGGCCGCGCAGGAAGGCGAACAGCAGAGCGAACACCAGGGTATGCGCACCCACAGCCATTGGCGATGACTGACCGGACATGAACAGACCGGCGTTATTGGGTGGGATCGTCAGCAGCAGACCTGGGGTCAGCAGGACGAACAGCAGAGCTGGCACGAACAGGTCAGCCGTGGTCAGGCTAATCTTCAGCACAAACTTGGCGATCGCCCAGTAAACCAGGGAGAGGACCAGGGCGTGGAAGACGGCCTGAACCAGACGACCCGCGCCGGGTGGCAGGGACAGGAGCATGCCCGGGCTCAGCACGGCAAACAGTACCGCGGGGATCAGAACCTTAGGGGCGGTGACGTCAAACATCTTTACAAATACTCAATATATTTTTCAGCCCATCCGAAGAAGTTTTCAGCCTGTACACGATCTGAAATTATCGGGAGGTGGCGAATGAGGCACCAAATATCGAGATGCGAAGCCGCAGACTCGCGCTCCTGGCGCCACTGGCTTGCGTCGAGAACAAGCTCGATAAATTTGGGAAATGTGGCTCGGAGATTCATATAACGCATCTCCGTATACTCGCGAATCTTCATCCAACCATCGAGGAGTTCCTGGGAGTACATGTCTTGCCAGTCTTCTGGATGGAGATCGAGATCGAATTCATCTGACCCATCAGAGTCATAGGCATTCCCGTCGTAGTTATAGGCATCGCGCGAGTACTCGTCATTGATACCCATTGTGATTTAACTTGTGTTACAAACGCCCTTGGCCTCTAAGCCTCGAGTATGGAAATATCACATCAGTTCTTTGAGACCCGTGATGGAAACTGATGGTGTTTCCTTGGAGGGTGCTGCATCCTGAATCGCATTCCAAGCACCTTCTACCTGAGCCTCATTTCCACCGAAATAGGTCAACAACCCCTTCTTTATGACGTCTTTCGTGATAGAACCCTTGGTCTTTTTTACTTTAAAATTCACCTTCACCTTGTCCTGGATCTTTACAACATCAATTTCATCTGTTTTCATTTTTAATTCGATCACCTTGCGAAGATCCTTCTCGCGCCCGTTGAGGACGCTGAGATCTTTGCGAGCTGCGGCCAACTGAGCCTTAAGGGCTACCCACTCGGTCATGGCTGCTTTAAAGTCCATTTATTATGTGCAAAGCACTTATTTAACCCTTTAATACGCGGGGGAGAAACTCGTGAATTTCTTCACTGATACTCTGGTGAAATCTCAAATTTGGGGCGCATGGTGTCGGGGGGGATCGTGCTGAGGTTGAAGATGCTGACTGGGGTGCGGGGGTTGATTGGCTCGGAGCGGAACTGCTGGTTGGCGTTGCGCAGAACGCCGCCGACCGTCTC